GTAAAGTGACTTATTGGGCACCTTCTTAGGCGCGAGTCCCATCGCGATGTTCTCTCTAAGCGGTACAGGAGGCTGCACAGCTGATTTGAGTGTCATACTTGGGTTTCTCTGTAGACTGAAGTTTGCGTTTGGAGGTGCGCTAAGCGCATTTGATCCAGATGTTACAAGGTGATCGAGACCTCTAAACCCTAGGGGAAGAGATTCAGGATCGATCTCGGCATTGTCAACATCAGATGCCATTTCAACTCTTATGCGCGAAGAAACGTTAGCATACTTTCCGTCAATCACAAGTTTTTGGGACCCTTGTGCCTGATCAAAATCGTAGAACATGCTGGTATCGCCAACTCGGCGACCGATGTAATTGGGAGAAGCAGGATCAAGGTTAAGACCGCGGAACGCCTCGTAAACGAATGTATTTTCATCGTTGTCGTAGAAATCTCTTAGAACGAGATCGAACGTACCGAACTTATTAAGCTCATCTGAAGATTTGCCTACGTTCTCGATAGAAACCTTGTATTTAGTGTTTGCTCCTGCTGAGTCTGAAGCTTTGCCCTTCATGACACCATCGCTTAGGAGGTGCACTCGGAAGAGATCCTTAGAGGTTCCACCAAATTCTTGCGAGATAATGAAAGGCGTCTTAGCTGCCTGGAATCTCTCTCGGAATCCTTCGAAGTTTGGTGCTGCAGTTGACCCATTGTTTCTCCCCTGAGTTCCTGTAAGAAGGAAAACAGCGTCAGAGCTTCCTGAGTACAGGCCTGATACAGCACCATTCACAACGCTTGATCCTGTCGCCAAGATTCCAGAGCCTGTTACGACGGCATATTCTGGATGGACATCATAGTGCGTGTAAAGAACGTATCCGTGCTTCTGGACTTGCTGGGGATCTTTATTGAAGATATTTGCAAAGTAATCTTTATCATTAGGATTTAGAGATGCTGTAAGGACACGAGGATAATCTTTTCCTTTGTGGCCAGGCAAAAGCATGGTGAACTTAGGTGAGCCGTTAGAGAAATTAACTGTACCTGTCAAGAACCCAGAAGACGGGTTCGTCTGTCCTGACATTGATGACGTCATTGTTGACGTCGGAGTATTTCCCTGGCCCATCGTGCCATTTGAGCATGAAAGCCTCAGGTTAACACCCGATGCTGCCATTAGAACGCCGCGCAAAACTGAGGCTGCGACCGTGGTACCGAGGTTTTGAGCAGATCCTATTCCGGCATCTGAGAAAATCGTTGATCCTGCTGATTGTGACATGTAGCAGCCGAGGAAGTAAGTTCTTCCTTCTCCTGTACCGCCTGTATTAGCTTCTGGATTGTCGGCCAAAAGCCCAGTATCCAAAGGTAGTCTCTGACCTACGACAAATCCTGCATTCGTAACCGTTCCATCGCTTGAAGATCTTTTCTTCGCGTTGCCGGCTCCAAGCACTCGCACATAAGAAAGAGACCCAGCATTTCTGAGCCATTCTTGTGCAGCGATAGGTCCGAACTCATCGCCGCCTACAAATCCAAACTTAGATTCAAATTCGGAGAAATCAGCAACTGTGATCGGTACGAAAGCTGGGCCTTCTTTAGCAGTGCCTATTACGCCTGCTGGAACGCCCGTTGGACCGGTTGGGGTAGGCCCAGACCTATCGATCTCAAAAGCTCTTACGCCCGGGCTTTTAAAAGTACGTTCGGCCATTATCTAAATCTCCAAATCATCATTTCTAACTATGCTCTACTCAAAGCTTACGCCGGCATTTGTTATGACGAAGTCAATTGATATAAACTCAATACTTCTTGTCGGGACAATCACAATGCGTCCATTCAGCCTATTAGACTCAATATCGTCAGCGGTGTTGTTAGAGTCATCCATTACAACTTTGAACTGCTCAATTCCACTCTGTGCCTGAACTACTGCAAGCAAAGGTGATACATCAGCAATAAATTTAGCTCTTAGTGCAGGAGTGTTCTGCTCAAAAACAAATCCATTTGCCACTTGCGAAACTATTCGTTTAACCTCAAGAAGCATTCTTCTTACGTTAACTCTATCCAGTGCAGATTTTGCCATCTGCAGGGTTTTCTGTCCAAAGATCACGAATCCCTGCTGCGGGAAAGTAGCAATAGGATTAATTCGTGCATCATAAAGCGAATCCCTGTCTCCTGCAGAAAGTCGAACATCCACGTTCTGGACAAAATCAAGTGATCCTCGATTGAATCCTGCAGGGGCGAACCACGGGAAGCTTACCCGATCGTTAAATCCTAGAGCAGCTAAGGCTGCTATAGAGGGAGGAACATTAACGCTTGATCCGTTGTTATCATCTGTGATAATCACGCCTGGAAAATACGTTGCCGTTGTGTTGCTATCAATAGTACGTGCCTCGAAATTGGCGATGGTCTTAGAAACACTTGGGCGATTCGTTGAATCATCGTACAGTCTGTTTCCATCGCTATCATATTCGGGTATATCCATCAAGTAGAGTGCTTGTCCAAAATCCTTGATCTTGTCTATTGCGTGATCTGTCACAAATGTTTCTCTCACGCCTGGGAGAGCCAGAATATTGATATTAGAAGCAAACCTATCTGTCATTACGTCGATTGCAGCCCTATAAGACCGGACGGCATTGTTATCTTTGCCTGCTCCGGCCATATTCGATGCCATCCCTGGGGAAGTAAACGATGAATTGGCGCCACCTCCTGTATCGAGAGAAATCGACTTATCGTTCATCCTGGCAGCGTTCTTATCTAGGATGTTAAGGCCGTCGAAGCCACCGTGGAAAACGTTAGTAAACTTCATGTAATCAGTAAACTTATTGAACGTTACTGAAGACGTTTGGTTTAGCAGGGTTGCGAACGTAATTCTGTTAAGCCTTGTCCCATCAGAAACAGTGTAGGTGGTAGGATCAACATAGGCATCACGAATGTATGCTGCTTCAAGCATGTTGGAACCGATAGTTCCTGTGATCTCAGTATCTACGTAAGCCCCTGTGTCGGAAAGACCTGCCTGTCGGGAAAGTGCGACGCGAGCGAGGGTAAACTTATTGTTATTGAATGTCTTGCGATCACCTGCCTTGGCAGGAATGATCTGGGATCCTGTCAGCAAAACATCCATTTTCGAAATACCGAGGAACTTGGCTTGATCTTTTAAGCCTAGGTTCACAGAAGTTCCTGCATTTGACTTAAGCGCAGAATTCGTAATACCTGAGCTTTGGACGCTCTTGTCTGCTGCTAGCATGGTTGTTTTGGTACCCCAGTAGATTCTATTGTCTACTGATTCTTGTGTTCCCTGTTGACCGACGAAGAAAACGGATCCGTCTTTAACTGCTCCGTTTGTCGACTTAAACGTGTAAGGGACAGGCGGCAGAATCGATGCCTGGAGAAGTGCCGACGCAGCGTTGCCAATTCTTCCTCCAAGACGAAATCCGACTTCGGCCTGTGAGGTAAAATCATCAAGCTTATCATTCGTCTTAAGGGTGGGGATTCCCTGGAAACCAAAAGGAAGGGCTTCAGACGGGACGTTTCCGTTGACAACATCGTCGCTGAGTACAACTCTAACGACGTTTGACATGTTGGGGTATTTGCCCGATACAGTTACTTTTCGCTCTGATTCAAGCTCAGCATCAAAGTTAAAGAATGCTTTTTTATCACCGATCATTCTTCCTACAAACCTCTCGGAATTAGGATTAAGATCGCATTGTGGGTATTCTTCCAAGACTTCTTTCGACTTATCATTATCACTGTAAGCTCGGACCTGGACTGTGAAGGTTCCGTACGGATTGTTCTCATCAAGGGAGCCACGAATGTTTGCTATAGAAATCTTATATTTGCCTGCAGCGTAGGCACCGTCGTCAATAGTTTCAAAACTAAAGAGAGGATACTCTGTTGTGCCGAAAGGCTGGGAGATAAAATCTGTTGTTTTTGGCGTGTTATATCTGGTGTCGTATCTACCAAACGCCGTCAAGAAGCTTTCACCTGCCGCGTTGTCATTAGAAACCACTGCTGAGCCCGAAAGCATTCCTACCGAATTAGCATCGGAAGAAATTGATGCCAGGCAGTATTCAACATCAAACGCAGCATAAAGAAGATGCTTTTGAGTTGAGAATTGCGCTGGATCTGTATTTAGGATATTTCTAATGTAGTTCTTGTTCCGAGGATCAAGAGAAGCAGTAAGAATCCTCATGCCCGGTTGGCCGTCGGTTGTTGCAAATGAAGTGTCAGACGAGGAGATAAACAACTTGAACTTGTCTTTTAAGTCTCCTGACGTTCCGATAGTTGCAAGAGCATCTCCACCTGACTTGCAAAAAGCTGCACTCATGTCGGTGCCATCGAAAGATGCACTCAGTACACCAACTCTGGAGTCAGTTGTAGTGAAGATAACTGCTCTTACCAGATTGGCATCTGCAGATGAATTATATGAATCATTATGTGTGAAAATTGGGAATCCATATTGTTCTGATGCAGAAATGTGGTGTTTAGCAGCAAGGATATGCGTCGTAGAAAGACCTAGCCTTTTATCTGTTGTAATTGGCGTGATCTTGAAGCCTGCATTTTTCACGCTTCCTTGCACACGGGTAGTATTGATTTCTTCTGTCTCATCATTTGCGCCGGCGCCGAGGACGCGCACGTACGTAACAGCATCTCTATTCTTGAGAAATTCGTTAACTGCGTACGGGCCAAATCTTTTGGAATCAAGATTACCAAACTTAGTCTGGAAATCTACAAAAGACCCGACGGTCACAGGAACAAATGCCGGACCTCTCTGAGCAGTACCAACTACTCCTGCCGGAGTTCCCGTTGGTGATTGAACTCTCTGTGTTAAGTCAACCTCTTGCTCAAAGAATCCGGGAGATCTAAAAGTCTGTTCAGCCATATGTTCAGTCTCCTACAGGACTCTTATGCACGCCTATAAATATGCTTCTTTCTGCCAAATATCACCTTACAGATCTTCGATCTTGGTAACTATCCGGGCGCTGACAACTGTCTCGCCCTGTCTTTGGTTCTGAGTGAGTACTTTTAAATACTCAATTTCATCCTCATCAGTGAAAGGATTTCTTATTCTAGCCTGGGCTTTCAAGTATGATAATCGATCATTCTCAACGATATCTCCGGCAGAATTTATATTGTTAACATCGCTTAAGATAAATTGATCGATATCACCCGTGGGATCTGGTAATCCCGGTGGGTGTTGGACGATTGGTGCATTTGCCGTGAATACCTCGAATGCGAGATCGGGAGCAGATACAAACTTCCTGAATGGGCGCATATCACCTGAGTTTTCTGACGCGACAATGTAGGCTGGAACTTGCATGTTAAAGCTGTACCTAACAATTCTTTCGTCGTTGGTAAAGTCATCAAAGTTATCTTGGTTTGTGACCGTATTGTCTGGGTATGCTACGAACCAGTACCCCTTGTCAGAAGTTATCTTAAATTGATTTCTGTTGCCCGTGTACGATCCCACGAGCTTCTCAATCATGTTATTCATATGAAGCGTGTAAGATGTCCAGAATGTCACCTCGTAACTCACGTTAATAAAGTGAGGAAAAGGTATAGTGATGATCTCATAGATGTGATGAGAATCAAGAGTGTTAGAAAGGACTGGGCCTCCCGAGGCTGTTTTTACTGGAAGGCGTCGAGAATTAACAGTGCCCGGCTTGGTTGAAATAGGATTAGTAGCATTTGCATTATGCTCCTCAGATCTCACATTATCTTGATTTCTAATATTTTTTGGATTTACTAAGTTTTGATAGACGGGATCTCTTTTACTTAGCCTTCTTTTGATGACTAGATCACCCGTGTCTGCAAGTCTTTCAAAACCTGCTGCCTGATCGATTCCAGTTCTCCGTATGGATATGAGGGGCAAAATTAGCGCCTCGTTTTCATCTCTGATTGGTTCGTTCCTCTTGATAAGCGCGAATCTTTCTCCTGTCGCGAAGACTACTGGTACTTTTCTAGTTTCATTATTTTGCGTAATAGCAAACTGTATTTCTTTGTCAAAGAGGTCAAAGAGCGCTCGATCGATATCCTCTAGCCCGCATGGAGGAAGATAAAAATCATCAGGAATGTTTTGTCCCTCTAGCCCAGAATTAATTCTATCCTGCTTATTCGCAGGATTGAGAGCCGGATTCGTAATTGATTGCCTTACAGTCATTTTATTTACTCATCATAGAAGGCAGATCCCACATCCTGCGGATCACCCTTTTCAGAGACCTGCTTAGGTCCTGTGATAGGATCAGTAAGCACACCTTTTTCTCTCAATGATCGAACATCACCTGTAGGCCCAAGCTCATTATCTTTAAACCCACGTTGCTGAACAAATGTATCTTGCACAGCATCAGGATCTGAGTATTCCTCGTCTGTTGGTCCAAGCACCTTGGTGAAGAAAACCTGCTTGCGACTTTGCTTGCCAATAATCTTGATTCCGTCACTGTGCTCAATTTGACCAAAAAGATTTCTTGTCGTCGTCACAGAAGTTATTTCAAATATGACTGTTCCGTACGTAAAAAAGTCTCCTACGAGAATATTAATTTCTTTATCCAGTAAATCTCTAGACTGGACAAACACTTCAATATTTTGTGTCTTTTCTGGGCCGTACTTATCAGTTTTGAAAGTTGGTTCTTGGTAATCTACTAAGCAGTCCAACTCCAGCGGGGTCTCAAAAATCTTTTCTGGTGCCTCATCATAAAGCGTGCTGATTTTGGTTTTGGCTGCAGATATAGAGTAGTAGTAGATCTTTTGACCGACTACATCCTTGATGATCTCTTTGGTTAGATCATTTACAAGATCAATCTCTCTTGGCGTTATAAAAAGGCGTCCCAACTATCTCTCCCTAACCCATTGTAATTGCATTACCGTTAGGTATCGGAATGGTTCTAAGTTGTTTCTGTATATTCTCGGCCTTGATAGCATTCATCTCAATAATCTTGTCATACGTCAGAGAATCAAGCATCTCACGGAGCTTTGTAACCAGCTCTTTCTTATCTTCTCTTCCCTGAGATATCAGATTATCTCCATCAAGCTGGATATCTGCATTTGGTATTGGCAAAGATTTGAATTTAGATCTTACCAGCCCTAGAAGCTCTGTAGAAAGAGAAAGAGCATACTGCCTCACCCATTGCTTCCCTATTGAATTTACGTTAGAATAAGTAAGATCACCAAAAGGAACATTGGATAAATTAGATACCCCATAGATTGTGCTATCCCCGTAAGAGGGATTAAGGGGATCAGGTGCAAATGCAACTCTTATCCATAGTTTTCGATTAGTCTGGTCTCCTGAAGGTGTCGGGTAGATTCTTATCTTGGTTCCGATCACCTTAAAAGAATAATTAGATCTTCGTACACGGTGGGAAACATCCATCTGGCCTGCCCTCAAGATATCTTCAAAAACAGGGAGAACATAAAAGATAGTTTCCGGCGTGAAAGACTCAAAAGAAAATTCGTTATTAAGATAATTGATAGCCGAGGTCGTATCGAAGAATCGATATGCTGCCTGAGGATTGAAGTGGAAAACTTCTTGAATCTTCATTTTGGAACTATAGGTATTGAGAGACGAAGAATACAACAAATTTCCAGAATCATCTTGTAGCTTATCGTAAATGTCATAATCTTGCTGACCTTTGATTAGCTGGATCGATCCTGAGACTGAATCGTACGAGCCTCCTACACCTGCTTCGAAGGCATAGGGCTCTGCCATTCTCTCTAAGAACTGCAA